CAGGATTAGATTCGCTATAAATTCCTAAAGCTTGATGTGCTGCACTCATTTCATCTGAATTAAATTTACCAGATGTTGTAAGATAACTTATAATTTTTTCATGTTGAGCAGCAGCTACTTGTATTTTATTTTGATGAAATTGATTTAATTGTTCTGTAGCAGGAACAAGTCTTTTATACATTGGGTCATTTCGTAAGTTATCAAAATATTTTTCATGTTCTATAGTTTTAGAATCACCTTCTCCATGAGTTTTTACAAAATCAATATACTTTGTTGACGCATTTCTAACAGCTTCTGTTTTGCTAACAGTAAGTGAATCTATTTGTCGTTGTACTTTATTAATCTGATACTTCTGTGTGTACTCAGCTTGATATTCTGCACCAATGTTTTTAACAATTCCATTATAAAAAGAATCTTCAACAGAATTAACATGGTCGTTAATAAACGTAGACATTCTGGTTTTAAATACAGCATTAGGATGTTCTTCTAATAATGAATTGTTGTATATTTCATTAGCTTTTAATTTAAGTTTCTTATCCCATTCTTGTATATAACGCTGATCTATAGCAGATTGAAATGTTTCACGACCAACAGAACCAAGACCTATATCCATGTCTAATGCTATAGGTTTACCTTCATCATTTGTTGTAATAATTTTGCTTGAATCAAGACCTAAAGCAATTTCTTTAGCATTTTTTGTTGCTATTTTTTCTCCTTCTTTAAGAGCTACTCTTTGTATAAAATCACCTTGACGTTCAATTTCATTAGCAAATCTTTTACCAGAAGCAGCATTAAAACGAAATGTACCTACTGGTGAATTTCTTACACTGACTGTTGATTTTTTAATAAATCTATTAGCAGACATATTACTATCCTATAATTGTTTGAAGCCCATAAATACCTTGAGCTAAATAACCTGCTGCTTTTAAAGAAGCAGTTCGTCTTTCATTCTTAGCATCTAACATACCTTGTTGAGCTTGACCTATAGCTTGCCCTTGAGAAATAACTGATCGTGTTGTTCCTCTTGCTATATCTGTGTAAGCAACTTGTCTTTCATTATCTTGATATGCTTTTATTGATTGATCTATATCTCTATTGCCAAAAGCAAAGAAAGCCTGTGCTGTATTTAAATCATCTTCTAATTGTTTATTTCTATCATTATTAAACTGTGCAATTTCTAATTTATATTGTTCACGATCTATAAGTGCTTGTTTGGCATTTGCTTCTGCCATTTGCGCACCTGCTTTACCTGCTTCTTTAGCACCTTTTATTTGTACTGCTGTACCTACTACTGAGGCTACTGCTGCTGCTGCTGTTGTACACATTAGAAAGTTACCTCCGCTACTAAACCATTGATCTGCAAAGAAAGAGGTGCAGATTGACTAACTGTTACCTGTGGGTCTTTAGAATAACCAAGCAATCGAAACTCCTTCTTACCTGTAAAATTAGAACGACCTGTACTAAAATCATCTGTTGTTAGTCGTATAATTAAACTATTATTATTAACTGATATTGCACCAGTATCACTCATATCAACAATAACTTTATTAACAGATCGTGGCTCACCTGTAAGTGGTCCTGATTGTAAAGCTATATCAAGAGGATTAAGTTTTAAATTTACAGGAAATGTATATCCTATTTCTACTTTTCTATTAATAGGTACAGCTTCTCTTGAACTTGTATCTATCTTACTGCTTGCCATAGTAAACTGACCTACATAATCTGTTTCTGTTATTACATCTAAGACTGCACCATTAACCCAATCTGATGATACACCTGCTATTGTACTGGTTGCACTTGTTACATAATCACGACTTAAATCTAAATTCTTTGTTGAATCAAATTGCATTATATATAACTTCTTTGTACCTGCACCAGTATCAAACCAAGCTGTTACATATACATTTGTATCAATAACACAAATAGATTCAAACACACCATTTGTTGTAAACTCAGTCCACCCTGCTTTAGCTTCTGCTCTGTTTGCATTAAATACTGCTATTGTTCCATCGCTATTTATAGCAAAGAGATATGCTTCTGGTCGTGTTGTTGATCCTTGAAGAACAGCCATTTGATGTGGTGATTTAATTAAATGAGATGATACTGTTGATATACTTTGGGAAGCATAAGCATTTTGAGAATCATTATATAAATATTCTGCTACTGCTGAACCTGATGCTTGAGCATATAATGTTGAACCATCAAACACAAAAGGTTTAGCAAACGAAGCACCAAATGGTGTCTGTCTTTTTATCTGTGCATTTGTAGGAGTAATAGGTGAGTTTTGAAAAGCAGGTACATAAAACTCTGATGTAGATGTAAACACTTGTAGATCACGATTAGAAACAATATGTCGTATTGTATTAATCTCACCTATACTTGCAAGCAATTCTATAGAATCATTATCAGCAGCAGTACCTAAATCAAAGTTAAAAAACTCATTTGACTTACTACCCCATAATGTATCTGGCTGTGATGTTGATCCACCAAACCACAATCGCCCTTCATGGAAAGCAACAGCAGCAGGATAACCACGAACTAAAGAATAAGACTGCTCACTAAAATCTGTTGTTGGTGCATGAGTTGTTATAACAGGCGCACCTCCACCATCAATAGATGCGTTTGCTGTACCACTTGCAGCAGCAATTCTATATCTATTTTCATCGACAACAGATGTAACTGTGCGTGTACCATTAATATTACCTGCTGATAATCCTGCAACTGTTGCAGCTTCTGTTATAGCTATTGAATCGTTTGTACTTAATCCATGAGCTACATGAGTAATTTCTATAGATGCAGAACCATCTATTGTTCTTAAAGCATTTATATCTAATTGTTGTTTTAAATTACCTTGTACTGTTCCTGTAACAACAGTAGCACTTGTAAATCCAGTAATAAGTATTTCACTATTATGATAACGTAATGTTACACCTACATGATTTGATTCAAAGTAACTTGCACTTGCTGTTACTGTAACACCACTTCCTGTTGAAGCACTTGGGTCTATTGTTAATCCTGTAGTATGAAATTTACTGTAAGGTTGATGAATAAGAGTGCTATCTGCATTTGTATCAAAATCAAATGTTTGTAATTCAAAAGATGTTAATCCTGTTCTTACAAGTTTTTTAATTGGAAATGATTGATGTGCAAGAAACATTGTATCACCAGATTGAGCATAAGATATTTCATGTATCTTTTCATCTGAGAATGGGACAGCAGCACTATCTGTATCCTGTGTAATGGTTGCAACCAATGATACAACATCTGCTGTACTTACTTGAAAGCATCGTATCTTTGCATTTTCTAAAGATATTATATATCGCTCGTCATCTGAGAAAATAAAAGGAACAAGTCTTGCTTGTTGTGTTCTATTTCTAGCCTGACTTGTAACAGCTAATCGTGTTCCATCTGAACTTGTTGCTGTTAAAAAACCTGTTGGATTGGGTGACGTTTCTGTAACTGTAATAACATTAGAAGCAGGATTAGCTACTGTAAAACTTGCATGAGTATTTATAGCTGCTTGAATATTATCTGCTGTAGTATCATTATTTGTATTTGGTCTAAAGCCTTGAGAATCAGAAGGTGATGAAGCACCTGCTGTTTCTGCTGTAAAAACAACTTCTACTCCTGCTGATGTTGTTAATGTTATAAATGCACCTACAGCTATATTAGCATAATCTGTTACTGTTATTGTACAAGCTGTATTGTTTTGCGTAATGTCATAGGTATAAATATGTTTTGTACCTGATCGTTTTACAACACCACCTTCTGCTCGTAGAAAAAAATTCTGCAATCGTTGAGCAGAATTTTTATAAATTTCTGTATCTGTTCTGGAAACAAGTGCAGGACTTACTTCACCATATTGAAAATTTTGAATAGGAATTTTTGCTTTTTGCATCAACTCCTCCTATTCGTAATGAATCTCGATGTTACAAGTTTGCGTGTTGTTTGCTGTTGTGAATCTATACTTCTTGCTTTAGCCATAAGTGCTGTTGCTTGCTGTTGCATTAAATTACCCAGACTTGCATCTCTAGCTAAAGAAAAAGATAAAGGAACTGCCAGTGCATATTCTACAGCAAGAGAAAAATAAGAAGCCCAATCAACTTCACTTGCTCTAAATGTAAAATCTACAACAACAGAATCAGCTTCATTTGTATCTGCGTAAATCATATTACCATAGATTTGATAATCAATTAAAGCATCATTAACTGTTACAGCATGAACCATTAATGTATCTTCTGGTAATTGATAGGCTTTATCATAACGACCTGTTGGTGCATCACTTAATAAATTTAATACAGCTTGATTTGTAGCAAATCTCCAACGAGCATTAACTAATGCTGTTCGTGCTATATCTTCATAAAGGTTAGAAGTAATAAGTGATTCAGTTGTACCATCACCAAAGGATGTAATAGGTTCAGCACCAATTAAAATTAATGCTCTACTTGCAATATCGACTGCACTATTTGCAGGTGTGCTTGTTACCATAATAATAAAATGGGGGGTATTATCCCCCCATTCTCCCTAGTCACCATCTGTTTCTGCGATAGCAGTACCATCCGATACGTCTACAACAGTACCAGTATTTGACAATACATTTACAAAACTTGTTGTAGGTACATTAGTATCTGAAACAATAATAACATCTCGTACTGCAAGCATATTTGCTGCGTCATTAAAATAACCTGCGCTATTTACAGTAGCAATAGCATCTGTTGTAGAATACCACCACAGATTACCACCTGATGCACCTGCAAGACGAGTTAAACCAGAAGCTGCATAAGCCATGTCTATACCTCCTATTAGTTATTATCTAAGAGTTCATAGATACCATTGTCATCAATGACAGCAGCACCCATAGACATCGAAGAAGTTGCAAGGTGAGATACTTTCTCAGGAACATAATTAAGTTCTGTAGAAACATCTGAGTTAATGCCAAGACCAAC